CTGTTGATTGTCCACCCACCAGTCACCTGACTTAGCCATACGCATACGCTCATCAGTGAGGTTAGAGAGTGAGATCAGAGCAGACCTTCTGACTCCTCCTACAACTACCACCTGACCCACCTTGCACATGATATCGTGGCACTCAATAGAGGTGAGCTTCCTGCCCTTGGCTTTCCTAAACGTCTGTATGGTGAAGTCAAACAGTTCTTCCAAAGGTGCAGGTCCTGATGCCCTCCCGCCAAAGACCTTGAGCCTTGCACCAGCAGGGCGTATCTTACTCACGTCTATCTTAGGTATACGGTTGGTATACAAGAGAGAGATAAGATCACGTAGTCCCCTGGCCCAACCTTCCTTGGAATCAGTGACAGAGATAACATCGTCTGTGTTCTCAAAGTATTGATCAGGTATGGTGGGTAGACTATTGATATACTGGCGCTCAACAGAGAAGCCTACGCCTGTACCGTTCATCAGAATATACAGGCACTCGTCAAAGGAACGGGGAGAATCAACAGGGAGATAGGAACAGTTGTACCCTGAGACGTGCTCACGCTCCAG